ACTTTTGTTGATTCTGATTCTGGTACCATTTCGACACCAGCTACGTTATAACCATGTTTTTTTAATGACATGAATCCATGATAATGTCTCATTGACCATCCGCCATCGTTTTTTGGTCCCACTAGAACATAACCAACTGAAGGCAATTTTTTACTAACTGCCGTAATACCAAATAAGGTTGCACCTGCAACCAAAATTATAAAAATTGAAATTAATTTTTTCATTTTTCTCCTTCCAAGAAAAGTGTGTGTTAATCTCTCTCGCTCATCATTAACGGGTCTTCCAACCCCTTCACCGCTCTCGCGTATAAAAAGGCCTCCGAAGAGGCCTTTTATTTTTTAGTTATCTTACCTCTTAGAGTAGATTCCCCAAAGTACCCATATTGAAACTAGGCCGATTAATCCTTCTGCACCTAATTGTTTTACGAGTGACACTACTGAACCCACGATATCCATTCCGAGAAATGGTACAGCTGCACCAAAAATTACTTGAAGAACAACGCCAAGAGCAATTATTGCAAGACCTAATTCGGTTATACCTCTAATCCAACCGAGCACGTTATCTAACATAAATTATCCTTTTAAATTGTTTTGAAAAGTAAGAGGCGCAGACCACCATGATTCCCATGGAAAATGAATCCAGAGATTCTCGGTATCTTTTGCTACCTCCCTTACGTAATAATGAGGTTCGAATTTAACTTCATTATTCCACCAGAGGGATGCAAATTTTACATCACAACTGATTTCTAAGGGCTGATCCTTTCTTGGGCCCTTAATAAAAGATGATATACGTTCAAACGTTTCACCACTATCGCATATGTCATCTACTATTAAAACCCTCTCATCTGATTTTCTAGGAAGATAATCTTCCCATTCTGGAAAATCTCTAAGAGAGCTCTTCACGGGCTTAAAAGGTTTTTTTAACCAATGAGACATCATAACGCCAGGCGTTAGACCTCCCCTACTTAAACCCACGATCACGTCCGGCGTAAAGTTATCTAATGTAATCTCTCTACAGAGTTGATTAACATCAAGACACATTTCCTGCCAAGTGTACCATAATTTATTCATAACAAATCTCCACTATTAAGTATTTATCAAACAAAAAACGCTTCCAAAGAACTTACCTTCTCTGGTGACCAACCAATTACTTTCAGTATTTCATTCAATGGTCCCCTAAATGATTTCTCAAATTGCTTCTCATAATCAATGTAATCATGGAGACCAAACTCTTCAGGTAGCCCCTCCATCATGGCTATCACACTATCCCTAATAGGGTTAGGTTGTTTTAAATAAACGAACTTAATCTTCTCACCCTCTTGAATTAAAGGATGTTTATTTTGTAACTTTTTCTCTTTTAAAAAATGATTATATAAACGTGTTGCTTTCACATGTATCGGTGTTCCTTTAGCATATAAAGTATGTCCACCATTATACTTTTCAATTCCTTTTACAGATCTAGGAAATGCAATATTCTCGATAGGTTCTTTTTCAAACTGTGTTCTAAAATCCGCAATAAATTGTTGTATGGCTAATTCATCTTTATTAATGATAATATCAAAAGACTTTTTTAATTTATCTCTACAAGATGTTGGTGTTGAAGATTTAACAGATTCAATTCCCATAACTTTAATTCGAGGATTTGTATATCGAACACCTTCATTATCATGAACATTTAAAATATAATGTTTCTTACCAGTCCATATTCCTTTATCAGCAAGACATTCTCTTTTCATAAACATCTTCTGATCATAAGCATTCATATACTTTGCTAAATCAGCATATCCTGTATCAATTATCTTTGTTATCTTCTCTTCACAAACCTTATCTAGAAAATCAATAACCTTTGTTGTCTCCACATCCTCTGGGAATACCTTTTTAACTAAAGCATCCAAAGTAATATAGAGGGAGTCAGTATCCGATGCCAATACATAATCAACCTCCTTTGTTTCCAATATTTGATTGAGATAATTATTGACAGTGGTTTCCGCCCATCTGATACTGAGCTGCCCTCCTAATGTAATTGCCTCAGAAATTCTTAAATCATAAAATCTAAAATATGGATTACCGAAAGCGCCATAAACACTATTAAGCATTAACTTCATGGCGGTCTGCTTATTACCAAACGAATCTGCTTCCTTCTGCAGTTTATCAATCTTCTTTGGATCTGTTTCTTTTTCTAACTTCTTCTTTGCTTCAATCATCTTCTTTTTAAAGATGACACGATTATTATACTTCTCTTGCATTAATCTAGGCAAGAATCCTTGTGTGTCTTTTCTGAATGCTTGACCACTTGCTGCAATAGTAATATCTTTTTCATAGAACTTATCTAAATCGATCTTCTTATTTAATAGGTTATCAATGCCACATTGCTGTGTAATACCTGTTAAAATAGTTTCAGGACTAACATTGTATTGCATAATTAAATGAGGATATAGGCTGTTTAAATCGAAGCTAACAACCCAATTATGCATACCTGTTTGTACTTCCTTTACATACGCACCTACATAAGCTTTATTCTTTGTATTATCTTTCTTTGGTGGGACAACAATATTTCTATTCATTAAATCGTTTGCGAGAATCACTTCCCACATCATAACCATTCCAAATGTATCTTGATAATTTACTTTTGCTTCATATGCAAGAGCGACTACCATTTCGATTAACTTTTTCTTTTCTTCTAATCGCTCAACTAATTGTACGTCTTTAATATTATATTCAATGAACAGTTGGAAGTTTTCTTTATATAATGTATAGAGATTACCATACTCTTCAAATGATAATTTTCTTTCTCCTAGTTCTATTGATGCGATGTAATCGAGCCGATAAGATTCAGCAGGGGGACTATTACGTCTGTAAACGTCAATATAGTCAATAACAGAAATGCCAATAATATCATGAAAAGTAACATCTTTTCCACGAAACTGAGTAACTCGCTCATGTATTAACCTCCACGGAGATAGCCTGCGGGCTTCTTTAACTTCATATAACCTGACTATGCGATTATACAAATAAGGAATATCAAAGCCTTGAATATTCCAACCTGTAATAATATCTGGAGCTAGCTTTTCCCAGAAGCCAAGAAACTCTTGAAGTAAATGATTCTCATCAGAACATTGAAAATATTCTATGTTATCTTCATGGGCTTTATAATCCCCACAACCGAAAACATAATACTTCCCATTATTACCAACGGTGATTGCTTGTATTTCTTCAATTGCAGATATAGGATCAGGAAAGCCATGTTCTGAACCAACCTCAATATCAATAGACGCGATTGACAATAAACCAAAATCATATTCTATACCTTTGTCTTTTGGAAAGTTATCATAGATCCAACTATACCTATAAGTATTCATTCCATAAATTTGAAAGTTATCAACACCTTCATATCTACGAATAAAATCTCTTGTTTCTTTTATTGTTCCAGGTTTAACAGGGGATAGATATTTCCCCTCAATAGTTGTATGACTTGACTTCTCTCTAGAAGGTATAAAAATGGTAGGCCGATATTCAACACGGTCATCGAACTTCTGACCATTCTCATATCCTCTTACTAATATATGATCACCAATTTGATGAACATTAGTGTAAAATTTCATTTATTTTGTTTTTCAGGAATGCTATAATAATGTTCTACTTTATGTCCCTTTGATTCTAGTGTTTTATAACACCATAATATCTGTTGGTCTATCCAACACCTACCTGTAAATGCTCCTATTGTATAAAGGAACTGTAGGTAAATTAAAATAAGAAGTTTCATCTTCCATTCTCCCTCTCATTTGATTAGTCCTTCTTTATATTGAGTTTTACCATTAACTCTCAAAGCAGTCGTAATCTTTCCACGATTTTTACCATTTGTTTTAAAACTACAATGAACCCATCCACTTGATGGTTTTCCTTGTTGATAGAACTCTAAGATTAACTGATCAAATTCTAAATTGTCTCTGACCCATTCTGCCAACTCATCGTTACCAACTCTTGAACATTCAAAGTCTGCTGCTTCTCCATGGCAATGTTGACTTGTCTTAGATCCTCCAACTGCCTTATTTAAAGCAGGTCCTCTGTAACCACTATTTACACGAACTGGTCCAAATTTTTCTCGAACTGGTTGTAAAATATGATTTGCTACATTGGTAAGATT